CAAATGCTTTGCCGTTATGATCGCAAAGAAAAAATATAACACGCCCTATGCGATCTATTATACCTTGTTCTTGTAGATTTTCTACCCACTGAACAACACCGGGAAAGAAGTTGCTTTCCTCAGTCTTTTGTCTTTCAGCATTGCGTTCATTCCAGTCGCCTTCGTTCCATAGAAAATAATAGGTATAAGGATCGTTAGCACCTAATACACTTTTAAGATAACGTGTGAATAAATTGCGTTGTTTGTAGTCTTTAAAATCTGTAGGATATATTTCTTGACCTTGAATTTTAATGGGATGATCATTCGACAAGGCAAGATATTCTTCATGTGCTTTGTATATCGGTTTCCAGTTCCACTGATAACTGCCTCGACTTTGATCAAAGCCTGGAGCCATCCATGTGCCTTCTTTGGCATAATCCCTTGCTAAAGCAAAACCTTTACAGATTTCTGGATGTAACTCTGTAAACCCTTTTACATCCAAAAATGGATCTAAATTAATGTAAGGCTTGCCGCCAATTCCTCTAATCATGTTAATACTTAGCTGATAAGTATTTGTATGACTGCAGAATATGAATACTATTATAACGATGTTCCAGGAAAAGGCCTTTGCCGAAATAACCTAATTTATACCAGCTTAATTAGCAAAGATAAAAAAACATTTTGTCAATGGTACCACAACGATACTGATTATCATAAAGGTCAGAATCAAGTAGTAGACCCTAGTCTAATGAATGAAAAATGGTTGCGCGAAGTAAATTTTATTACTCAAATGCGTAATATATTTCCGCACCTAGTTCCCAACATTATTAATATAGATTTAGAAAAAAGAAAACTCTATCTTGAAATAGATGGTGATGACTTTTGGCAACAATCTGATCCTATTAAACAAGACTACGATAGTGTACTGCCCAATTGGCGAGAACAGATGTTAGAAATATTTAAAGCACACAAAGCATTAGGTATCTACAAATACAGTCTACATCCCAGTAGTTATTTTGTTGTCAACGGTCAACTTAAAAGTATCAATTATTTTTTCTGTTATCGTGATCACGATCCTGCTATTAGTTTACGTAGCGTAATGAGCCATATCAGTGAAGATAGGCAAGCAGATCTATTTCCTAAAATGTCTGCTATGGGAATAGACGTGGATAAGCCGACTCCCTTTAAAGACATACAACTGTTAGCATTTGAAAGTTTTAAAACAAACTTCCCTTCTGATTTTATGGACGAGTGTAAAAAACTTTATGTATAATATTGTAGATTGGTCTTCTGATCTAGATCTTTCCGAGTTTTATAAAGAAGCAAAAGAAAAAGGGTTCGAAAACAATTCCAGTCAAAAATCCATGATAGATTGTTTTCACAATGAAAAATCCTGGAAAGCATGGATACTGTATCAGGACAATAAAGCCATCGGTAGTGTAGTAGCTCACTCATTTGATGATGTCATGGGGCCTGATAGTTATAGGGTGTTAGCACGTACCTGCACGTTTGGTGCGGCAAGACCACACGGTGGATTAATAACTCCCCAACGTCTAATTGCAGAACATCAAAATCTAACTGACCAATTTTTATTACCTGCCTGTATAGCATGGGTCGGAGAAGAAAACATATATGCCACATCTAATGACAGCAAGGTAGCGAGTCAAAGGCTAGTACACAGATATTATTTTCCCACATTAGAAAAGATAGGCATAGTGGAACGTGTTAAAGAAGTTCATTACAGGTACACAGATCAAACTGTGTGGAAAATATACGGAGATAGATTTTTAGAGAATCTAGAACGTTATCCTAGATGGATCTAAATCGGGATTAATTCTTTTTAATTCAGACATGACCTGCGGAGTTAGTTTCCATCTAAACTCGATCTGTCTAATAGAGGGCTTTTGTGCCCAGAAGATAATTGTATCAACAATGTCGGCCTTGGACGTAGTGTAGTCACTAACAAAGGCTGTTGGGTCGTTTTCTTCTACTGTTGTACCTTCTATAAATCCTAAATCTAAATGTAGCAGTGGAATACCGTTGGGATTTAAACTAATAAGTCTACAGGCTTCCGCTAGTGCTTGTTTATCGTGTACATACTGTGTAGGAATAAGTTCTGGATAGAATCTACTAACACTGCCCATAACAACCATCATGTCTACTTTGTCTTTAAGTGCTTCAACTAATTTTAATTGCTGACTGTCTCTGTAAGCATTATTAATAAACAGTTCACAGCCTGTAGATTCTTCTACAATCTTATCAAAGTCTTTATCTATATCATATCCATTGCTACGGCTCATTCCCACAATTTCTCTACAACTTATTTCTTTAAACTTGTCGTAAATTGCTTTACCAACACCGCTTGTGTGACCGGTTACAATAATTTTTTTATCCACGATTTGGACCGCCTATTGCTCTAAAAGATATAATATTAACCAACGGGTTTGCTAGCCAATACTCAATAGCGTCAATTACAACTTGCGAATCGTTGTAAGCAGTGCTAGATAGCTTTAATAACAATATGTTAGGAAGGTTAAGCTCTAACACACGTTCTTCTAATTTTGTTTTTTGTGCGGTGTAGTCTGGCATTTCTACATCGGGAAAATCTGTAACTATACTGCCCATGACAATCATCTTGCCAACACTCGCATAAAGTTGGTTAAGTATATCCATTTGTATGCCGTAGGCATTGTTGATAAACAAATCACATCCAACCGCGGCACTCATGTCTGATCCTCTATTAAAGGCCGTTACATGATAGCCCTTATTGACAAAGTGGTCATGTAGTGCTTGGCCGAGGCCGCGAGTAGTTCCAGTAATTCCAACTTTAAACATAGATAACTTTAAACTTATTAGAAATAATTGCGTCAAGTTGTCCTTGGACATCTTCTGCTATACTAAAGGATACAACCGTATCTTTGTAAACAAAGTTGTCAAGAGCGCCTTCTTGATTCTTACGATTCAGCCACGGGCTAATAATATTGTCAAACTGATAACGATAGTCAAACTGTTCGTATGCTGGAGTAATTTCAACGTTGATTAAATTTTTGTGGTGGCTACGTTTTAACGGTTCGCGAACTACAAGTTGTTTACGTGGTACACTACCGTAATTACTAGCAGTATGTATTTTATTAGCAAACATATAACACCAATGATTGTCTACACGTTGTTTATACATTTTTTGATTATCTAAATCTATCAAATATGACTGCTCGCCCGACAAGTTTAAATGCCAACGATTATCAATGTCAGCGTGGGACATGTAACTTTGATTGGGATCAAGTGTAATAACACGAGCTTCTCCAATTGTGTAAGGTAAAGTAGATAGTAGTTCTTCCCACGCTGTACCTTTAAACTCATCTTTGATTTGCCAACTGTCATAGAAGAAGTCACCGGTTGGAGTATTCAAGGCAGTGCGACTACCTTCAATTGGGCACTCTGATAATGCTTGTTCTATTAGTCCTTTTGGGCATTGCCACATGGTTATGTTAATCATGAAATATTTATGTGCTAGTATAACTCGTGTAAATATATCCATGTTCAAGGTACCCTTCAATCCAAAATGGAAAAACATTGCCATTGCCGTTAGTGGCGGTGCCGATAGCGCATTACTTGCCTATATGGTTTGCCAAAAAGCCAAAGAACATAATATAACTATACATATCATTAATCATATACGTTGCTGGAAAACCAAACCTTGGCAACAAGACAATGCAGATACTGTGTGTAAATGGTTATTTCAAAATTTCTATCATACAACATTTAAACGGCATATTAACTTTATTGCGCCCGATTTAGAGTACGGCAATGTAGGACCAAACTTAACCGACGAGTATGGTAAGCAAGTGAGCGGTGACAACATTCAAGCAAGAGCTTACGCAGAGTATATTTGTAAGAAATATAACATAGATGCGTTTTACAACGGAGTAACCCGTAACCCAAGATTAGCACAATTCAATGGTATGAGTGAACGTGACATTGACCCTACAGAGGACAACAAGCATTTGGCAGAAATGGAACACATGGGCTTTATGGTTTATCATCCATTCCGCTTCACAGACAAGTCAGAAATTGTTAAAATGTATAGTGAGCTTGGCCTCACGGATCTGTTTGAAATTACCCGCAGTTGTGAAGGCGAGATAGTAGGCATTGATTATAAAAACTATATACCGGGTCAATACGTTCCAGTTTGTAACGAATGCTTTTGGTGTAAAGAAAGACAATGGGCAATATCATGTCAAGACTTATAACATTCGGTTGTTCATTTACCCTTGGATTAGCATTAGATGATCCGTCTAGTCAATCATGGCCGGCAGTGTTAGGAAAATTAACTGGCAGAACAACTATTAATAACGGAGATCCGGGTAGTAGTAATCTAGAGATACTATCCCGTATCTTGTCGTTTAGGTTTAAGAAAGATGACTTGGTTGTAGTGGGTTGGACCTATTCTCATAGAGATGTAATTTTTAATATAGTAGAAAAGAACAAAAAAATAGGACCGTGGCAGGACGACGAATTGTTTAAGAAATGGTCTGAGGTTCATTCTAATTACGACAACAATGTTAGGTCAGGTATCTATATTAATCATGCAGAATTATATATTAATAGTTTAGGACTCCGTTATTATCCTTTTTGGGCTCCACCGAAACCGGAGATGTTGATAGATCGAGTAATTGATGTCACCATTGGCGAATACTTTGGTAGTATTCCCAAATTTATCAATAATGCGTTACGTGATAACATTTTGAATACAGAAGATTTAGCGTCCGACAATAACCATCCCGGCCCAATAGCACATAGCATTGCGGCCAAAAAACTTTACAATATTATCAATGCAAAGTAAAACATTTTGTATGCACCCTTTTACAGGGTTAGCAACACGCGAAGACGGAGCCGTCAAAGTCTGTTGTCGTAGTGCGCCGGTTGGGTTCATACAAAATAATACACTAGAAGAAATATGGAATAATGAAACCATGCAACTTGTTCGCAAACAAGTCTTATGCGGAGAACGGCCTGAGGTTTGTAAACCTTGCTTTGACTTAGAAGACCAGGGTGTAGAAAGTTTGCGCCAACGTCATATTAACGGAGTTATTCCAGAAGCACGTATTAACTTATATCCCGATACACCGCTACAAGAAATTATGCCGTTTGAATTTCCTACAATGGAGATTAAACTTAACAACTTGTGTAACTTGAAGTGTCGCATGTGTAATCCGTTAGATAGCACTAACTGGAAAGACTGGGACAAAGTAACTCCGTTCTATAAGAAAGAAAATAATTTCCTAGTACACACTATTACAGAGCTTGTAGACAATCCCGGAAAGTATATCGGAGAGTTTGACGATAGCGACAACTGGTGGACCAGTTTTGAAAAACTTCTACCTCATTTTAGACGAGTAGAGTTTGCAGGTGGAGAGCCTCTAATGGATCCTCAACATTATAAAATTTTAGACATGTTAAAGCCTTATGGTGCTAACATTGAATTAAAATACGCCACAAATGGCACAACGCTAGGAATTAGCAAAGGAAGGACTATACATGACTACTGGCCATATTTTAGAAGCATTGCCGTTAATGTCAGCCTTGATGGCATTCACGATGTTTACAATTACATTCGCGGTAACAGCGACTTTAATCAAGTTGAAGCAAACATTAAAGAAATAAAAAAAATTCCTAACGTGAGTCGTGTAGTTGGGGCATTTACAGCACAAGCTGGCAACATACTACAAGCCGCAGAATGTATTGATTATTTTATTAACACCATGGACATTATATTTTATAGCCACCGTGTTAGTTATCCCAACTGTCTGTCAGCACAAGTGTTACCACAAGAATTAAAAGCACTAGCAATTACAAAACTTCTAGCAGTTAAGTCACAAGTAGATACATGGAGCGCAGTTAAAAAGAACCCGCTGTTAGGCACAGTTACGCATCAACAAATACAAGATAACATTAACTATCTACAAGCAAAGGATCAAAATAATTTGTGGCAAGACTTTTTAGATTTTAATTTTGCATTAGACTCTACTCGCAATCAAGATTTGTTAGCAGTTATACCAGAATTTAAACAGTATGTATAAAATAACCAGTTCTTGGCCGCATCAAGATCAAATAAAAGTTGAATGGAATTTAGGCAAACGTTGCAACTACGACTGTACATATTGCCCTTCAAGCATACATGATAATTTTAGTTCGCATACAGATATTAACATCCTAGAAACAACTGTTGATAAACTATGCGAAATTGGAAAACCGTTACGTATTAGTTTAACAGGTGGCGAACCTTGTGTGCATCCCGATATAGAAGATCTACTAGACTACTTTAAACGCAAGGATATATTCTGGGTCAACTTAACAACCAACGGAACTCGATCTGCTAACTGGTATTTGCAAAACGAAATGTATTTTAATCACCTAGTGTTTAGTCTGCATTTTGAATATGACTGGCAGCGTGTGATGAGAACAATTAACGAGTTCTATGACAAAACTCAAACAGACTTTTTTGTTAACATAATGGCTCACTACGATCATATGGACAGTGTTCGCAAAGTAGTCAAAGAGTTCCGAGAAAAAGGGATTAGATTTGCTGTGCGTAGAATACGCTGGACTGAGGGCGATCATAATGTGTTTGACGATATGCGGTATGATGGTAACGACTTAGAATGGATTCTCTCACAGAATGCCACGGCAAAGGCTAACTGTAGAATAGACGATGTAGAAATTATGCATGCCAACGACGTAATAAAATTGCATCTAAACAAATTCAAGGGCTGGACTTGCAACGCAGGCATAGAAAGCCTAATGATAAATTGGGACGGCGATGTGCACCGAGCGACTTGTAGAGTCGGTGGTAGTCTTGGTAACATATATGCAGGTACATTTTCAATACCTATAAACCCTATTATATGCGATAGGAATTACTGCACCTGCGCAGCAGACATTCCGTTAACAAAGATAAAACAATGATAAAAACAACAGCAATTAAATTAAAAAATCCCACACCATTTATTGTAACCTGGGAAATGTTACGCAGATGTAATTACGACTGTTCTTACTGTGAAAGTACACGTCATAACAACTATAGTCCGTATCCTAGCTTTGAAGAATTAAAAACTACTTTTGATTTTATCAAGAGCTATGCAGATCTGTACAATTCAAAAAGACTATATGGTGATATAACCAGCATAGATTTTACCGGTGGCGAACCTACCGCCAATCCTAATTTTTGGCCATTGATAGAATATATAAAAACACAAGGAAATTTTGCGTTAGGGTTGACTACTAACGGCTCTTGGGGGCCTCAATTTACTAAAAGAATTTTAGATAATTTTGTTCACGTTACTGTTAGTTGGCATAGTGAAGCTGATCAGAAATTAAAAGATAGAAGCATTAAAAATATTATAGGCCTGCATGATGCCGGGATGAGTGTTCAGGCAAATGTAATGCTACATTGCGACTATTTTGACGAGGCGGTTGAAGTATGTAATCTACTCAAATCTAAAGGAATTTCACGACTGAATCCTGTGCCAATCGGAGATGGAAATATTGTTCGAAAGGGATGGTTTCAAGATGCCGACGGCAATCAACGTAGAACAAGCCACGAATACACAGAAGAACAACAGAACTGGTTCTTTGAATGGATGGGGCAACCTCGTAGTGCATCTACATCTGCCGAGGGTACAAACGTAGGTCGTGCATGTTGTGGTAGCAGATGCACACAGGGTAAAGTTGAAGATGAATGGCAAGATATCAAATTAGTGAACAACTGGTTTAAAGACTGGTATTGCACAGTTAACTGGTTTTTTATGCATGTTGAGCAGCATACAGGCAATGTGTTCCATCATCAAACATGTCAGGCAACACACACAGGCCGGGGTCCTATTGGAAATTTGCGAGATACTGAAACTATTATCTCGCAAGTTAAAGATATGTTATCTAAACCGGTAACGCCAATTATTTGCCCTAACCAAAGATGCGGATGTGGTATGTGTGTGCCTAAAGCCAAAGAGTTCACAGACTTTGAAGACCTGTGGAAAGCAACAACTATAATTCCTATATATGAAAAATAAAACTATAATGCTTAAAATAGATAGCGGGCATGATTTAGCTAATCTTAAAGTTAAACAAAAAAATTTACAAGGCAAATTTTGTAATAAACCTTTTGAAACGTTGTCTATTAGGGACGATGGTAGTTGTTGGATGTGCTGCACAAGCTGGTTGCCTTATAGTATTGGTAATTTAAATGAACAATCGTTTGAAGAAATATGGCACGGGGAAGTAGCAACTATAATTCGTGAGTCTATACTAGATGGAAGTTTTAGGTATTGTAATCATACAGTGTGCGGCGACATATCTGACAATCGATTACCCAACATAGAAGATACACCTAAGCCAGCAGAATTTCCAACACATATTATGTTTGAGAACGATGCTAGTTGTAATTTAACTTGTCCTAGTTGTCGCACTGAAAAGATATACGATTACGAAGGTGTTGATTACGAACGTAAACTAGAATTACACTACAAAATTATTAATGCTGTATTTGACAAACCGCATGACAAACATATTACACTAGATATCACTGGCAGTGGTGATCCGTTTGGTTCTAAGATATTCCGAGACTTTTTAGTTAACTTTGATCCAACACCTTGGCCCAATTTAATATTAGACTTACAGACAAACGGCGTAATGCTTACACCTGCGTATTGGCGCAGAATATCTAAATGGCACAGTAAAATTAGAGCTATACGCATCAGCTTTGATGCAGCTCGTGAAGAAACATATGATGTTGTTCGCCGTGGAGGACACTGGCCAACATTGTTAGACAATTGTGATTATATAAACAATGAGATATCTAATAATCCTAATATCTATGTCCTAACACAATATGTGGTTCAAGATCTAAACTACAAAGAAATGAAAGATTACGCACAATTAGTCCTGGACAGATTTCCAAATTTCTATAGTGTAGATTTTCAATTGGTTATTGATTGGAATACTTGGGATAAGACCACGTATGAACAGCGCACCATTTGGAAGACAACTCATCCTGAATACGCAGAGTTTCAGAAAATGCTTGCTGATCCTATTTTTAAAAATCCTAAGATAAGATTGGGGACTGTAGCAAATGTGCTAGCTCAGGAAAAGTCTTAACAAAATCTGTATCACGTATAGCTTCTATCTTTTCAATATATTCAACAAATGCAGGTAACTGAGCAGTGTGATCTTCGGCATCCATAAAGTCTAATACTGCCTGCCAGCGTTTCCATCCGTAAGGATTGTTTTTCCAAAAGTCTTCATCTTGTCTGTAGTTAGTATACAACCATGTAGCAAGATCAGCAAAGCTCTTACGCACTTGTTCTTTATCATATTCAGGCAAACATCTAATACTTAAGAACGTGGGTATATACAACAAGTGCATGTTAACAATTCCGCCGCCGGCTTCAATTCCACCAGTTATATTTTCAAAGTTTACTTTCTTAAAATTCTGTTGTATCTTCCACTTGGCAAGTTCAGGCAAGTGTTTGATGTTTAGTATTTGTATAGCAGTGGCAATGCTAACTTGTATGTTGCCAGGAGTGTTATCTAACTTGTGAAGATTACGTTCGATAGTAACCCAATCACTAGGATAGCGTATATAGTAATTACGGTCGCCGACAGCATCGATGCTAAACCCTACTTTAACTTTTTTGAATTTTTTCCAGAGTTCAATAATTTCGTCATTTACTAATAATCCATTTGTGTTGTATCGTACAAGGATCTTGTCCGCGTATCCTTGTCTAACAATTTCTTCAAGGAACAGTTTATGCTCCTTAATAAGCAAAGGTTCGCCGCCTGCAAAGTATACTTGTTTTAGATTAGGAATCTGAGTATACATTTCTTTCCAGAAGTCTGGATTTTCGTGCCATTTATTGTTAAACTCTGATTGATCCCATGCCATTTGATCTTTAAGTTCTTTAGTCTGAAATAGAGGATATATCTTTTTATGATCAGAAACCCACATGCTACTATCATGAGGACTACACATAACACACTTAAGATTACAGGTATGTCCTAATCTTAAATCTAGATAAACAAGACGTTCAGGAATTGTTCCATTTTCTTCTGTTTGTTTAACAAGCTCTTCAACATCAAGACCGTCTTCTATCCAAGTACCTGTTTCCCAAATACGTTTGCTAGCAACACCTTTAGACTCTTCAGCAATACATTTACTACAGCTAGAAGGAATCTTTCCTTCTAGCATAGTTAAACGTACATCTCGCATGTATTTGTTGTTCCATGCGCTCATAGGAGTTTCCCGTCCAAAATTAGCAGGACGACCTGTTTCGTTTTTTACTAGACCAATTTCGTGATCCGTTCCTGCTCCACTACTGTTAGCATTACAACATAGTCGCATGTCGCCGTTGGGACGTGTGGCAAAATGTATCCAGGGCAATATGCAAAAAGTTTTGCTTCCTGATACTGATTCAATTTTCTCTTGCCAGTGTTTAATTTTATTCATGCAGGTGTATCATTTAAGATATTAAAAAACTTATCCCCAAAATGCATTTCTACAACATCACGGATCTCAAGAATTTCATATAAGTCTCGTAGTTTATTTGATAATACAACATTTTGACGTTGAATCTCCATAAACTTTTGCATATAAAATGTATCTTGAATAGGAACATCTTCATTACTGTATTTTTCATTGATCATATCATCACCATATATTAAAAAGATACTTCGGAGTTAGCCCACTGTTTAATCCGCAATGCCAAGTTGTTCTAGATGGCCATTTATATATTTCTCCCTGAGGCTGTTTATATAAACAAAAATTATCTACTATTAAAACATGACCGTGTGTCGGTTGTCCTATATGACAATGATATCGAACTATGTCTGTTCTTTGAGATAAATTTACTTCATCGTCATGGACATCCCAATGCCAAGGTGAGCAACGTGCAGGATTTATTCTACTAATCCAGCAGCTTGTATACGTTTTCAATCCAACAAACTCACAAAATTTTTCAGCGATAGAAATATTAAAATTTGTATGAGGCAAAAACATGTCCCATTCCACTGTTCCACCATCAGCAACAGTTTTGAATCCCGAACGCTTCCACAAATCTGTTACTTCTTTAAGGCCCGGAATTGGATCATCTTCCTTGTGGCTAGGTCCGATATAGGCCGGTCGTTGTTCAGCAATCTCTTTTATAACTTCGTTCCAATCTATAATTTTTGAACAGTTACCAACTCTTTCTAACATTTTATTTTATATCCTAACATGTGAAAATAATACTGTATGTGTTCGCCGCCGTTGGCAGCTGAATGATAGTTTCTATAACTATCCCATTCAAAAATGTCTCCTTGCTTAAAATCATATAAACAATGATCGTCAACGATTAATACACTTCCGACCCTCGGCACATCTATACAGCAGGTATATCTATAAAGCATTCCGTATTTTTTTAACCATTCTGGTCCCTTATCTTCTACATCCCAGTGATAGGGAACTGTAATACCCGGATATACTTCACTTACAAAAACTCTTAATGGGCGAATTCCTAGTATGGCAGCAAATGTATCTGATATACTTTCTGGATAATGATCCCCTGGATAGTAATCATACCAATAAATTTTATCCAGGTCACATCCAGCATCACGCCAATCTCCTATCACTTTTCTATACTCTTGAAGCAATTGTTCGTTGGCTATTTGTTCTGCTACCGACAATAAAACCTTGGCCTGCATAGGTTCTCGATTCTGTAAATTAACTTCGGATCTTTCAACCACAGAGACCACAGTGTTTCTATCTCCTGTTACGCTCTCTTGGCATAATTTAATTACTTCATTCCAATCTATTTTATCTGCGCAGTTACCTATATATTTCATCGCTATCTCCAATTATATTTTGATAGACAAAATTTAAATCGCATTCTCCCCATTTTACGTGGGTGCATAAACTATTGAAGAACATTTTTTCTAAATCATATCTATTATTGTTTTTAGGTCCGGTCTCGTCTAGTCTAAATTTAGCGGTTTCGTGAATTATCCCATCCATATACTTTGCTTCAATAAACGGATCATCTACTTCAACGCACCCATACATATCTAGCGTGTGCATAATTCCGCTGTTATCATAGTAATGACAATGTGGATACATTGTAAGTTTGTAAACTCCTTCATTATAACAATCCATCATGATATTTCGAAGTTGTAATTTCCAATCAGATGGTAAAGTTCTGCCTGTATATATTAATTCGTTGCAAGTGGGCCCATACCATTTATAAAAAATACGTTTGCTAACATAATCTATATCTATAATTTCCGGCGCCCATAGCTTGTTGCTAAATTTGTGTGCATATCCAACTTCTTTGTTAAAAAAATATTCAACAATGTCTTGAGTGTAACCCACACGGTCTGGTTGCCATTTACGTTGATACAGATTATTATGATCGTAGTTGGCACAGTATACAGTTCCTTCCGGATTTATTAACGGTTCATAGGTTTGCTGAGACATGCATCCAGGCACACCTTGATCATTATATTTGTAAAAAGGAATCCAATTATCCGTTAGCATACAAATGATCTCTACTAGACCATCCTACTCTAGGCCTATCACTAAAAAAGCAACTAGCGATCCACTTAGTTCCTTTGGTAATTAGTTTGCTTTCGTGTATTGTGTCCCAATTAGTTGCTTCGTCATAGCATTGTTCAAAATACAAAAAGGAACCAGTCTTAGGAGTAATAGATACATCAAATTTAGGAAAATAAGTTTCTCCGCCTACAAAATCATCATTAAAATAAAAAATACCGGTTCCAACTCTGTCGCCACCGTTTTTATAATAGTTGATTTGTCTAGGGTCATAACAGTAATCGTGATGATAAGCTAGATACTGTCCTTCGTGATAGTTGTAAATATCAATAGCCTCTATGTGAGAATATGGAATTTTAGCAACATTAACAATAGCTGTTGCTATTATATCATAATCATAGGGATCAACACCTAGACTAATTCCTCTATTTTCAACTTCTTCTGTAACTTGGGCATACGACTCAACACGACTTTGATAACCAGAATTAGAATTCATTCCAGCATTGGAATGTTTTTCTATCATACCTCTACAAAATTCAGCAGATAGTACATTATCAAAAACAGATATTCTCGGTACATCGTTTAACTTATGTTCTACTATCATATTTTTCTTTCCAGATTTTAATAGTTTGATCTAGCCCCTCGTCTAAACTGACTTTAGGATACCATCCAGTTAATTTAGTTATTAGATTGTGATTGCTATTAAGCCAGTAAATCTCCCCAGGCCTGAACAATTTAGTATCCCAATTAATCGTTCCTTGCCAGTTTAATTTTTTGGCAATTTTTTGTGCATAATCCCTAATCTTTATAGGAGCATCAGGACCAATAGTAAGTATTAGTCCACTGTTTACTTTATCAGGATTTGTAATAACTGTAATCCAAGCATCTAATAGGTCGTCAATAAAAATAAAATTTCTATATGGTTCAGCATATCCAAGATTTACTTCTTTGGAATTTTCTAGCATCTGACTAATAATTTGTTCTGTAACAAAAAACTTGTTATCTTTACGACCATAGCTGTTTGTTTGACGTATAGCAGTAAATGGCAATCCATAACATCTGTAAGCGTATTCTAAATATTTCTCACATCCATATTTGGCTACAGAATAAGGAGCATTGGGGTTAGGCTGAGTGTTCTCATCAAATGTTTCAAATACTTTAGGTATGGCGCCATTTTTTACAGTATCACTAATAGGTTGCCAACCATAAACTTCCATAGTACTAGCAAACACAAAGTTCTTTAAATTTTTAACAGAGGCGGCTGCTTCAATTAAATTAACTGTTCCTATATAGTTTATTTCACTAAAGGTAATTTGTTCATAGAAGCTTTGTTCTACTTCTGTACGTGCAGCTAGGTGCACAATGATATCTGGTTGTACAGAAGCTACTTCTAGCTGAACACTCTTGTGATCTGTTAGATCGCTTTTGAGATGATGAACTGTGTGGTCTTTTTCTAAAAGTGGTGCTAAGTGAGATCCGATAAATCCCGATGATCCAGTCATTAATATTTTCATACGTTACTATCCAAAAATTCTTCGATTGCGTTAATTAATACATCATTGTCTGGTTGAGTCAAATGATCAAAACTTTTAATAATAGAACCCGTACGATTAATTAGATACTTGTGGAAATTCCACTGCGGTAAAACATTTGTTCTGGTGGCAAGGTCTTTATAAAAAGAATTTATTTCTCTAGGTGCAGTTTCGGCGAATTGTGCAGGGCTTGAACTATCCTGTTCTACAATATTTGATTTTTCCATAACATAAAAACTTACATTATAATTTGTCTCACAAAAATCTAAAATTTCGGCATTTGTATTAGGCTCCTGTCCTGCGAAATTGTTTGTCGGAAATGCCAGGATTGTAAATTTTTTATCTTTATATTTTTGAAATAATTTTTCTAATCCTTCGTACTGAGGTGTAAGTCCGCATCGGCTGGCAGTATTAACCACTAATAAGACATGTCCTACAAATGAAGAAAGATGAAGTCGTTGTTTTTTCAATGATATAACTTCGTGTTCGTAAATCGATAAATCTGGGTTCATGGCGATATTTATAGTACGTGCTTCTAGGCCATTATCAGTTACATATCTTTCAAAAGTTACACGTTGAAATTCTCTCAAAGTCTTTGGTTCTTCCACAATAGAATGACTCTGTGCCAAAATAGATTCTCCATCCGAGTCTGCTTTAATAAACCCGTATCTCTTTGCGTCATTATACCATTTAACTAACCCTAATTCTATCATTGTTTTCCTATAATCATAAATCGTTTGTACAACGGCAAATCAAGTTCCCCGGCATACAAAATGTTGTCCAGATGGCATTGTTTTTTAAACTCTTCTAAACTGTTAGCAATCCTAACATGTTCATCTATATTATAATTATTGCTTTGCAATGCTAGTAGGCTGCTATGTGGCATTCCGCTTAACCATATGTCATATTGGTCTTGTGTTATGTGTTCACAACTGGTGTTGATAATGACATCTGCATCACTGCGAAGAGCACACATGTCTGCTGTGACAGCACGAAACTTGCCAACCATTTCTTCAATCTTGTTCATGTTAACTGCAATAGATTCGCAGGTAGGGTCAATATCAACACTACGAATATTAATAATAGGGATATCACTTTGGAACAACATACTGGCTAGTACACCAACCCAGCCACCATGTATATCAATACCTACAAATTTATTAATGTGTTTTCTTAAATTTGAGATCAACCATTCTTTGCTTTTAAGTTGTCCAGACCAGAATGCATCCATGGTCCTCATAGGATCTGGGCTTTGTCTTATGGCTTGCATCCAGTGATGTAAGTGTTCTGTATCAACTAACAAATTGCTCTCCTAGCTTATCAAAATGTCCACATTGTTTGCCGCATTCCATTAAAGGAACGGCTGACCAGGTACTTTCAATCTTACTAAAGAAACCAGAATTAAATATATCTATTAACGACTGTTTATTTAGGTTAGGATAAACTCCAATTTTATCCATATAATTTATTCTATTGTCCTGGTTAGGCAACTGCCAGGAAAAATCCAACCAGCAACACGGACTAACTCCTCCGTCTGCACTTATGTATAGTTGACTATATTTCTTTGCCTTGCATTGTATCTCTGCTGGTAATACTGACAACACATTTACTGTATGTGAAGTGCTAAGTTTAGTAGGATAAAGAATATTAACAGTCTTGCCGGTTTCGTCCAATACATGAAATTTGTTATCTTTAAAACGACTAGTATGCTTGGTTGTGAATTTTTTAAATTCAAGTTTGTGACTTAGCGCACGGCATTCTTCAATTTGATGTTCGTTATGCTTAAACACTAACATGTGCCATTCTGCTTCGCCACCAGCTTTTATAAATGACTCGGCATTTTTTATAATGGTGTTCCAATTAGTGCTTATTCGATATAACTTGTGTGTATCTTCTAAACCGTCTATTCCAAATGTAACTTTAACTTTATACTTTGCTAATTTTTTCCACCAGTGTATATTTCTAGCACTACCATTTGTATGCATGCTCAATCGTATGTTAGGATTAGTTTCTTTTAAGTATTGAAATATCTCTAAACAATCTTCAGCAATAATAGGATCACCTAAATTGCCGCACATAAACAGACTATCCAGTTGATTTATAAATTCATCTGAGAACCATTCTTTAAATTGTTCTAGTGTTATCTCATTTAACGACATAATAGGATTTAGTATCCCTCCGTTAACTCGGCGAGGACACATTGGGCATCGTGCTTGACACTTACTTGTTAATTCTAGATGTATGTCTTTTATGTTTTCTAGTTTATACATTTTGGTATCTTTGAATCAGCACTGCTGACACAACTAGGTGTTATACAAACTGTTGGTTTTTTAAAAAGCTCAAAGCTCTCTAGTGTTCCTAATAGTCGGTCGTGACAGCTATATGATCGTTTCACTTCATTACCTCTTATTATAACACTTTGATACCCACTATTGCAACTCCAACCTTGGAATTTGTTAAAACCAAAAGCATTAAATCTTTCTGCTTGATCGAACAAATATTCTTTGTTGTCTGTATCATACAATGCTATTTGATAAACGTCTTCGCCTTGTGATGTTTGAGGAAATCCAGTCTGTAATAGATCAATCATTTCTGTTGTGTAGCCATCGACTACACGACTCGCTGTAGGATCACTTTGCGGTTTGAGCGTAACATTGATTCCACGAGCATGTAGCCGAGACATGCGTTCATAAAGCTCATAAAACTTTTCCGGGACCATTACTTGATTGACTGTGACATGCACACGCTCATGCAATAACTGTAGACACTTGTCACCGAATTCCTGCTCTCGAGCAAACTCATCATGAAATGATGCTGTGATACTTCTGCGTTGTAGTAATGCTGTGTTGGCACACCAGGTATTCCACCATTTACTTCCAGGACTTAAATTGGTTGTCATGTGTATACTTTGGTATGTGCTTTCTGTTTCGTCAAGGTGTTTAATCAAATCATGTAGCTGTCGGTAAGCAGTAGGTTCACCGCCACTGAAACTCCAATGGAATTCATTGAAGCCATTTAGTCGAGCCTGTCGTTTGATTTCATCTACAGTATTAGTATATACTTCTAAAGGCTGGTGATCTACCTTGTCCGATCTAGCATAGGGCCAACAGTAAGAACAGTTATAATTACAGAAACGGCCCAAAATCCAACTGGTAGAAAATAACGGGCGATGCAACATGGTGCGTTGACCAAATCTTGTTATGTTATGGAATGGTATCTTTGTGAAGTCTTGTGTCATAATCTGACAGTATTTAACTACAAAAGTCTTGACCTTTTGCGTTTGCGGTTATATACTGTATGTGTGGTCGTGAGTGGAACTTGGTATACCTCCGGTCCGTTGTGAAACGCATTTGGGCAAGGGCAACGTCTTAGACATCGCTTTGTAGGTTCGAATCCTACCGACCACACCAATTACTATTATAAGTAGTAGAACATAACTTAAGGAAAACA